TGAAACTATCGTTGGACAACTTCGCCCAGTAATGACCGATCAGTATTTACACGGTGAATTGTCAAATGGTAAAAAAATCACGGCAGCATGGGAGGGTAAATTTGGTACCTTAGAATATGATGCAGTCATGAATAAATCGTATGATAAGCAGCTTATAATTGACTGGGAAGATGGTACTAGTGATGAAGCAAGTGGTGACACCATATACAGATTGATTTATGATTCAAAACATCCTTGGATGCTTAGTGCGAATGGTACTATTTTCACACATGCGCGAGAAGGAATCATACCTGGATTACTCAAACGATGGTATGCTGAACGTAAAGAAATGCAGAAAAAGCTCAAAGAAGCAATTGCAGCTGGTGATAAAGAACAAGAAGAATATTGGGATAAACGTCAATTAGTTAAAAAGATTAATTTGAATAGTTTATACGGAGCGATTCTAAACCAAGGATGCCGATTCTTTGATAAACGTATCGGACAATCAACTACATTAACTGGAAGACAGATTGCTAAACATATGGCGGCAAAAGTTAATGAAATTATTACAGGCGAGTATAATCATATTGGTAAATCTATTATTTATGGTGATACTGATTCTTGTTACTTCTCTGCATATTCAACACTGAAAAAAGAAATAGATGCTGGTAATATTCCATGGTCTAAAGAAGCTATTTCATCATTATATGATCAAATAGGCGATGAAGTTAATACTACATTTGCTGATTTTATGTTAAATTCATTTAATTGCCCGTTATCAAGAGGAGAAGTCATTAAAGCTGGACGAGAAATTGTTGGTGTCAAAGGGTTATTTATTACTAAAAAGCGTTATGCTGTATTAGTATACGATAAAGAAGGCAAACGGAAAGATAAAGATGGCAAACCTGGAGAAATCAAGGCAATGGGTCTCGATCTTAAACGATCAGATACCCCCGAATTTGTACAAAATTTCTTGAGTGAAATATTAGAAATGGTATTAACTGGGGTTGAAGAACGTGATGTATTGGATAAAATTGCTGATTTTAGAATTGCATTCAAAAAAAGACCAGGCTGGGAAAAAGGGTCTCCAAAACGTGCAAATAAAATCACCTCGTATCATCATAAAGAGGAAGATTTAGGAAAAGCAAATATGCCAGGGCACGTGAGAGCGAGTATCAATTGGAATACCTTAAAAAACATATTTGGTGATAGATATTCAATGAATATCACAGATGGTGCAAAAGTTATAGTTTGTAAATTAAAACAAAACCCATTAGGGTTGACAAGTGTAGCATATCCAGTTGATGAATTACGGTTGCCAACATGGTTTAAAGAATTACCATTTGATCATGCTGAAATGGAAGCAGTAATTATCGATAAAAAAGTTTCAAACTTAATTGGCGTATTAAACTGGGATCTATTAAGCACACATGAAAAAACATCAGTCAATAGTATGTTTAATTTTTATTAAGATGTTGACAAATGGAACAAGCTATAGTATAATACACATAATTAAGGAAATATATGAAAGATTTTTTACAAGATTTAGTAGCACATACTCATACATTAGGGGTAATACCCCTAATTAGGGTTAATGCATCAGACTCCGAAACTACAATGGATGCAGTATCGGAAGATAGAAAGCTAATATTCAGAGCAAAAACGCATACCCCTGTGCCAAACATATCCGGGGAGTTTGGAATGCAATATCTAAACAAATTAGATATGCATTTAAGATGTCCAGAATACCAAGATAATGCTAAGATCACTGTAACATCAACCGTTAAAGATGGTATAGAAATACCAACTGGTATACACTTTCAAAATCAAACTGGGGATTTTCAAAATGATTTTAGATTCATGTTTATCAAACTAGTTAATGCTAAAATGAAATTCTGTGACTTCGAATGCAAGAAATGGGATGTTGAATTCACCCCTCAACAGGCCAATATCCAACGGTTTAAATACCAGGCTTCTGTGAATAGTGATGATAAACTATTTACAGTATCAACAACTGGTGATTCATTAGTATTTACATTTGGTGATGAGGCTGCAACACATGCCGGTAGTTGTGTTTTTCATTCCGGCATCTCTGGGTCTATACGAAATAACTGGACATGGCAGAAAGGATTAATTCTCAGTGTATTGAATTTAGATGGTGATAAAACTATTAAAATTTCAGACCAAGGCGCATTTCAAATCAATATAGATAGCGGAATAGCAGAATACCAATATATATTCCCAGGACAATAAGGATATTTTCATGAGTAATATAATTAAAGACGAAATAGATTTAGAAAGATTTGTTGAATTATTTGATACTGCGATGAATTCTGAAAATCCAGCAGTTCAAAAATGTTTCAATAATTTAATGCTAGTAGTCGCATTGGTACATGCTGAAGATAAAACTCCATCTATTGGGCCATTGCGTAAATTAGTAACTGAAGTACGGGAATTGCAACAACGAGTATACAGAATTGAATCAGAAACCCACTCGAAAAGAAATCCGTATATTCACGATTACACGTGGACAACTACTGGACACGGTTATGTTCCACCATTTTCTGGTGCATCAAGTACGTATACATTTAAATAATTTTACCCGCTACATATGTAGCATTTAACCACAAAAGAAAGGACGCTATTATGGCAAAAAACTACAAAACATTTTCATACTTTGAATCCCGCCCAGATGTTGTAAAAATCTTTGAAGATTTAGAAGCATTTCATGATTTCTGCAGATTCGAACTCCGTAAATTTGATCCATCAGAATTATATCGAAAAGATTCTAAATCATATGGTGCTTATATGGCGAGTAAACGTCCAAAGAAACCATATCAAGGTAATAAACCTTGGGATAAAAACAAAGCTAAATTTGTTAAAAAGTAATTAATTACAGTGGGGAGAAATCCCCACTTTTTTCAAGGAAAATACATGACAATGGTTAGTCCAGGATACTCAACAAATTTAGGCAATCCAGCTGCGTTCACTTGGGTATCTGCAGGTGGTACTATTTCAAGTGCTAGTTTAAAACCATCAACAACATTTAAAGATAATAATGGTAATTCAGTATTGGAGATTGAAGAATCAGTGAAAGTAACCGGTAAATTAGTAATAAATGGTGAAGACATATGTGAAAGATTAGCAAGAATTGAAGACATGTTGCATATACCACAAAGAGATGTTATAATGGAACAGAAATACGAAAAGCTTAAAACACTTTGGCAAGAATATAACGAAACATTAGAAGCGATTAAAACTTGGGAAACCATAAAGGAATCATCATGAAAACACATAACATTACATTCTCATCAGAATTCCTTTCACAATTTTCTGGATCATCAGAAGATTTAGAAGATATACAATTAAAGCTGGCACATATGTTGCCTGATTTGGATAATGCAGCCTCATCTATAACTTACAACAGTACCGGTTATGATAAAGTGCTAGAAATAAAATTATAAAAAATCATGAAATTTGATTACGTAGACATAGGGACATGTGACTTCTACACAAGCGCAGATGATTTAGAAATTAATCCATCTGCAAAAGTGTTGTTGGTCGAACCATTAAAATTTTATCTTGATAATATTCCATCACATGATAATATTATCAAAGCAAATTTTGCAATAGGTGATCATTTAGATCGGGTAAGTGTTTATTATCTTGATCAAGCATCTATAACAAAATTCTGTCTTCCACAATGGTTGCGCGGATGCAGTAGCATAGGTAGACCGCATTGGTTGGCATTAGATCAATTGTCTAAAACTGGATTAAGTATAGAACTGGTCAAAAACTACCAAATTGATATGATCACATTTTCAGATTTATGTGATCGTTATGATATCACTGGTATTGAAAGACTTAAAATCGATACTGAAGGGCATGATCACCATATATTACCAGGGGTATATGAAAAGGTGGTAGCGGGGCTTTCAATTGACACCATTATTTTTGAATATCAAGCATATATGGGCAATACTGGTATATTAGATGATTTAACTATTGAATTTGAAAAGATTGGGTACACTAAATCATGGTTAACTAACATTGATGTTAAGTTAGATAAAATAAAGGATATAAAATGATTAAGAAATTTTTTAAAGATATTACTGGCATAACTGCCAGGGAAGAAGCAAAAATCGAGAAAGATCGTTTAGAATCAGCGCGAAAAAAACAAGAACGTGCTGAACGTAAACGTCAACGGCAAGAGAAAATCAACACATCGCTGTCTGAAAAAGAAATTGCTGATAAAAAACAAGAACCATGGGTAGATGTAATTGGATTTAAAGTCAATCAGGAAAATATCAGAAATGGTTTTTATGAACTTGATTGGAATGATTATTTTATTCTTCAATTAAAACAAGAAGGATATGGATTTGATGGTGATCCAGATGAAGAAATTGTAGCTAGATGGTTCAGGGAGATTTGCCTTAATGCTGCAGCCGATGTTGGTGTAGATATGACTGATCGGTCATCTGGATATATCAATGTAACAAAGCTGGCCGATGGTAAAGCTGAAGTAAAATAATTAACACACCGAAATAAGGATATTTCATGACTTATATTATAGTCGATTTGTCTAACACGTTTTATCGTGCTAGACATGCAATTAGTGGCTCTTCAGACATAAAACTCGGAATGGCATTTCACATAACATTTCATAGTATCAAAAAAGCATGGCAGGATTTTGATGGTAAACATGTAGTCGTATGTCTTGAAGGGCGTAGTTGGCGAAAGGATTATTATGAACCATATAAACGAAATCGGGCAGATAATCGTGCCGCAATGACACCAAAAGAAAAAGATGAAGAAGAATTATTCTGGGAATCTTTTAATGAATTAAAAGCATTCATTACTGAAAAAACAAACTGCACTGTACTACATCATCCACAATTAGAGGCGGATGATTTAATTGCTGGGTTCATTCAAAATCACCCAGAATCAAAACATGTTATTATAAGCACTGATAGTGATTTTCAACAGTTAATTGGACCAAATGTTAGTCAATACAATGGGGTTGCAGATCATCATATTACACATGAAGGATACTTCGATGCAAAAGGTAAACCCGTATTAGATAAAAAAACTGGCGAACCTAAAAAACCGTTGGATCCAGAATGGATGCTGTTTGAAAAATGTATGAGAGGAGATACCAGCGATAATGTATTTTCAGCATACCCAGGTGTTAGAACTAAAGGTACTAAAAATAAAGTTGGGTTGACCGAAGCATTTGCTGATCGTACTAATAAAGGATATGCATTTAACAATTTAATGTTACAACGATGGACTGATCATAACGGTGTTGAACACCGGGTATTAGATGATTATGAACGCAATCGTCAATTAATAGACTTATCAGCACAACCAGAACATATCCGTACAATAATAACTGAAACAATCAATGAAAATTCAAAACCAAAAGAAATAACCCAGGTGGGTATCAGATTACTAAAATTTTGTCAATCGTTTGATATGAAACGAATGATGGACAACATTCAGCAATTTGCTGAACCTTTTCAAGCCAGATATACAGGAAATTAATATGAACAAAGATAGAGACCCAACAATTGAAGAGCAAGAAGAATTGTTACAAATTATCAAATTCACACCAAGACAATACAAAATTGAAATCGTGGGTCGTGGTGGTGAAATTGTTATTGGTAAAGTAGATCGTGCAGCATATGACTATCTTGAAGATAATGGTATCGATATCAGTGATTTCATTGATGATGAAGATAACGATTTAGAAGTCCCAGAAAAATTTCGATTCATTCAAGACGGTTGCTGGTTTGAACTAGACGATATAGCACATGAAAATGGTGCATCGATGGATGACTTAAGTGATATCATCGTGTATGATGAAAAAGATAATGAAGTTTGGAGACATTCATTAGATCAAAGTTCATTAGAAGATGACGAGATTGGTGTGGAAGAAATTGAAGAATGTTATGTTTCTGAAAAACTATCAAATGGTGAAGTTGCATTTATTGGTCAATCATTGGAAAACGGTTTATTTTTTGGTGGTGAATTTACACTACGGGATGAATTTGATCCTACCAAGATAAAGATCGAATATAGTGATATCGAAGGATGGGCAATCTTTTCAAGTGTTCAATATAATGGCGAATATGTTGATACCGTTGAATATGATACCAATGGGAAAGGAATGGATTTTCAATTGGTATTAATTGAAAAATAAGTGTTGACACATTGAAGTTAGTGTTTTATACTTTAGTTCTTTTAAAACATTAACTTTTCAACAATAGAGGAAATAATTCATGTCAGCTATAATCACAGATGAAATTACCGATGCAATCAGTAAAAAAAATGCTGTACAAAGACGAAAGTTGGATCGAACTCCTTCGCTCATTGATCGTTTGAATATCAAAGGCAAATATGAGAATCATAAATTAGCAAAAGTATGGGCATGGCGCAACCACGATCATGGTGAAGTATTTGCCAGTTCATTAGAAGTGGATTACATCGCATTCAACCAACACATTCTCATCGAAGAAAATCCAGAGCTGGTTGCAAAACTGACACGGATTGGTTTTGCACCACAAGTTGGATTTCCAGATGAAGAACAATTTAAAAATTTTGCACGTGTTATGTATAACAAAAAACATAACATTGCAATAACTCTATATCAACCAAAAAAAGGCGCAGCTATCAAAACCGCTTACGAAATTATGCGGAAATCACAGTTTGATGGTACAACTGGTATGATGATATTTTTGGCAGCATTGGAAGTTTTATTTAAAAAATAATCGAGGATTTATGACTAAGGAATGGTTTCAGAATATACCGAGAAAAGGGATTTTGTGCAAATGCAGATATAATAAAGACGGTGATCATTATAGAATAGATGTTATCACACGATATAATGATCACCCACTTTCTGAATTTAGATTTAGAAATAATGAAAAATATTATGCAGATGCAGTGCCATTAACGGTTGATGAGGTATTAAATTTGACTTATATAGAGGATTATGATGAGTGAGATTCATGCGAAACCAATAGTTGATGGTAAACTGTGGGTTGTTGAGCAAGATGGAGAAAAAGTTGCAACATTATCCAAACAAGAAAATAACAAATTTAAATTAAGTGGAAATAATGGAGAACTATGGTTTGATGAAGAAGATGAATTATTGTCTAAATTTGGCAGTAAATTCTTTTTATCTGAAAACACATTTAAGGTTGCATTAAACCAAAATGAATGTCATGGGTTTCCAACAAAAACTAAACCATACAATACAATGTATGATGTTAGACGTAGGTTACCACTTTATACAAAACAGCCACAAAGCAAATGCTTTCATTGTGCCGGTTGGTATATTGTTAAATTTAAAAACTGGGTTGTAACACAATGCCCAAAATTGATTACAATTGAACGGTATGAATATCATGGACCATTTAAAACTAAAGCGGAATTAAATAAATTCAAATGCAATCTAAAATAAACACTACGCCAATAACGCAATATATTCAAATGCTTAGAGCAGCTGAATTGAGCCAACAAAAAGAATTAAAAATCCCTATTCAGCAAGCTAGGTTACTTAACCTTGCATTAGCTGAAATGATGGAAAAAATAAACAGAGATTATGAAAGCTTATTTCATGATTTAAAAAAATCTATTGACACAGAAGTAATTTCTGTTAGAATGGATGGCGGTGGTTTCGAAGAGTAATTTAGATAAATACGTAGTTAATTGGGGGAACAATGAGTAGACCAAAACCACACGTATTATTAGAATACATCAATAAGAAAACCTATAAAACGGATCAGATACTTGAAGCAGATGAAAATGCTATATGGGCTGTATTTTATAAAAAATCAGCTTTTAATTTAAAAACATTTAACGGATTGACGAGTCATCCTGGTCCAAAATATAAAAAAACCAGCTTTTCAAATCCTGGTCATGCCCATAATTTAGCTAAAAGGCTGAATGAACAATTTGGGTGTACTGATTTTGAAGTGTTTAAATTAACTACTGGGACAGTAGTAAAATGAATAGAATAGATTTAACAAAAGTATTTTTAAAACAGTGGAATGTAAGCACTGATGATGCAAATGTTAAATTTTATTCTAGAAAATGGTGGAAAGATAATAGAGCTACTAATAGTTCATGTAGATTAACGGAAGAAGGTCGTGACTTTCTTGTAAATACGCTACAAATAAAGGCATACGAAATTCCTTTTACAGAATCAATTGACAGTAGCCCACAAACTGTGATATACTTAGCTCGATTTATTGATTCACCATTTTTCCTAACTAACCACAGCATTACGGTTTTTTCGGAAATAAAGAGCTTTGAGTTACATTTATTTTCAGATGACATCAGAAAGTATGGTATAATAAAGTCTCTTAACGCTAGAATAGAAAAATTGAACAACAACAATTAAAAAATAGTTGACACGATTTACAACATGCAGTACAATATACACTTACTTTTTAACAACACACACACTGAGGAAACAGAATGAGTGAAATCAACACCACAAGAACAGTCGGCCCTAAAGCAGCAAAGAAAGCGTTGGTAAAAGCTTTCAAACATAAAATCCCTGTCTTTATGTGGGGTCCTCCAGGTATTGGTAAATCTGATCTTATCAAACAAATTGGTGCAGATACCGATTCTCATGTAATCGATGTTCGTTTGTCACTGTGGGATCCAACTGACATCAAAGGTGTTCCATATTTTGATGATAAAACTTCAACAATGAAATGGGCTCCACCTGAAGAATTACCAAGCTTATGGTTTGCTGACCAATTCTCTCGAATCATTTTGTTCTTGGATGAAATGAACTCAGCGGCACCAAGCGTTCAGGCAGCAGCCTATCAATTGGTATTGAACCGTAGAGTTGGTACTTATACATTACCAGATAACGTTGTGATTGTTGCAGCCGGTAACCGTGAAGGTGACAAAGGTGTTACCTATAAAATGCCAGCTCCTCTTTCAAACCGTTTTACTCACCTTGAACTAACTCACTCGTTTGATGACTGGTTCGAATGGGCTACTGAAAACAAAATCAACAAAGACGTTGTTGGTTACTTGAACTGGTCGAAAGGTGATTTATACAACTTTGATCCAAGAACTAGCTCTAGAGCGTTTGCAACTCCACGTTCATGGTCATTCGTTAGCACTTTGTTATCTGAAAATGATACCGATGATGCAACATTAATGACATTGATGGCAGGTTCTGTTGGTGATGGTACTGCAACAAAGTTTGCCGGTTATCAAAAATTGGTTGGTAAAATGCCAAACCCATCTGATATCTTGAAAGGTAAAGTTACAAAACTTGACTACAAAGAAATTTCAGCAATGTACTCGTTAACAGTTGGTATGTGTTACGAGTTGAAAGATGGATGTGACCGCAAAGATCCAGATTGGAACTTGCAAGTCAATAACTTCTTCCAATTCATGATGGACAACTTTGAAACTGAGTTGGTTGTAATGGGCGCAAAAATTGCGTTGGCAACTTACAAATTGCCATTGGACATCAATTCAATCAAATGCTTTATGGAATTCCATAAAAAATACGGCAAATTCATCGCCGCAGCAACCGGCAATTAATAGCCAATGGTGGTAGCTCACTGTGAGCTACCACCATTTTGATTTAAACATTACAGAGAAAACATATAATGTCAACTCCAACAATAGATGTACAAAAAATAACAGACAATATTATTACTGCCAGGGTTGGGTTACTCTTACAACATCCATTTTTTGGTACATTGGCAACTCGTCTAATTATCAAAGAAGGTGGGCCTTGGTGTAAAACTGCATCAACCGAAGGCCGCCATATTTTTTATAACAAGGAATTCTTTGCACCATTATCAGTTGCACATATCCAGTTTGTCCTAGCACATGAGATTCTACACAATGCATTTGATCATATGGGTAGACGTGAAGGTAGACATCCAAAAATTCACAACTGGGCAGCGGATTATTGCGTAAATGGTCAAATTGTTCGTGATAAAATTGGTGACTGGAAAATTCCAGGGATCAACATCCTGCACGATACACAATATTATGGCATGGGTTCAGAAGAAATCTATGATATTCTTAAAGATCAAAACGATGAACAATTGGACAAGCTGGGTGAATTATTAGATCAGCATATCGATTGGACTGAACCTGATGAAAATGATGATGGGTCTGGCAATGGCCGTCCGGTTTATACCAAAGACGAATTGTCCAGTATCCGTGATGAAATGCGGGAAGCAATCATGACAGCTGCACAGGCAGCTGGTGCTGGTAATACACCAGGATTGATTCAGCGTATGATCACAGACTTGGTTGAACCGAAAATGAATTGGCGTGAAATCTTACGTCAACAAATCCAAAGTGTAATAAAAAGTGATTATACTTGGATGAAACCTAGTAGAAAAGGTTGGCATTTGTCAGCAGTTCTCCCAGGAAGCAATGTTCAAGACACTATTGATATCTGCGTTTGTATTGATATGTCTGGGTCGATTAGTGATGAACAAGCACGTGATTTTTTAAGTGAAATCAAAGGTATTATGGAAGCGTATCAAGATTTCAAAATTAAATTGTGGTGTTTCGATACCCAAGTTTACAATGAACAAGATTTCGATGGTTATACCATTGATGAATTTGATTCATATCAACCAATGGGTGGTGGTGGAACAGATTTTGATGTAAACTGGGAATACATGAAAGATCATGATATCCAACCCAAAAAGTTCATCATGTTCACCGATGGTTACCCATGCGGTTCATGGGGTGATGAGTTATACTGCGATACTATTTTTATTATCCATGGTAATAATACAATTGTCCCACCATTTGGTGAATATGCGTATTATGAAGAGGTCAAGGCAAACTCATAATGGCAATAAAAAACGGCATTCCAAACCCGTTGAACTATTTTGATTTGCGGAGGGTAGAATATGCTCCTCCGCATTTCAAATACTTCATTATCAACAAGTACAATCCAACGTTATTCAAAAATCTTAATATATGGATTGAACAAAACCTAAATAGCAGATATTACATTGGCCAAGGAATAATGCTTGACAACAATCGTTCAATAGTGTATAATACACGTATTGGATTTGAAGATGAAATGGAAACAACATTCTTCGCACTATCTTGTCCACATATTCACGGGTAGTGCATCAACATATAGATATTAATTATAAGGAGATAATATGTCTAACGAAAATCAAACTGTAGAAGAAACAACAGTAGAAAACCAAGAGCAACAAACAGAACAAGGCAGTGATCTTAACATCAATGATTTAAACACATTACGTGCAATTATCGATTTAGCAAGTTCGCGCGGCGCATTCAAAACTGCTGAAATGGTTGCGGTTGGCTCTGCTTACAACAAATTAAATGCATTTTTAGAAAAAATTGCAAAACAATCAGAAGCAGCTAATGGTGAACAACCAACCGAAGGCGCTGCATAATGAGCGATATTAAACACGTAGGTAGGTACAAACTTACCAATAAAAAATGCATCGTTGCATATCGTACATTACCAGGTGATGCATATAATTGTCTGATCATTCCAACAGAAAGTTTGATTGATAGCTATCATGATAGTTTAATCAATCTGGTTGAAAGTAACACTGGGCAATCTGCATATGAATTTGCAGAAGCAATGTCTAGAACAAATTTTCCAGATGGTACTATTATGTTGGCGGCATTACATGCAAGTGGTAAATTAATCAAAGTACCAACTGATCATGTTGAAATGTTACCAAGACCAGGTGCGTCAATTCTGTTATCTGAATTGAATCAATATATCGCAGAACAGCGCGGTATCCCAGTTGATGAATTATCGTTAAAACCAACTGAAACCAAAAAAGAAAATGTTGATGTTACCGAAATCGGATCTGTTCATGATTTGGCGAATACCGAAGATGTGACAAAAACATCGTCAGCATCAGTAAATCAAGTTCCTGAAGAACCATTAACAGTAGAACAACAAGCTAAAAAATATCGATCAGAAGCGGATAGATTAGCAAAAGAAGCTGCAAATTTTAGAAGATTGGCAGAAGATTTAGTTCCAACTGTCAAAAAATCAAGAGCTAAAGCATGATAGGGAATAATAAAGATCTCCCATGCGAAATTGTTGATATTTGGCCAGAAATCTTTAATGAGGTAACGATAACAGCGTTACCTCTATTATATGTAGAAAAGGTTAGAATAAATTTTAAAGATGGTAAAACATGGGAACTAGGGATATCATCTAAAAATAATAAAAAAGACCTAAAAAAATTTGAAGAAGGTGTTTCAGAAATTTTGAAAACATATGATGAATTTATTGAAGAAGTTGATGTAAAAATTAACACTGGAAAGGTCAGAAAAGACGTTGAAAAATCTATTAAACGGATGTTAAAGAAGATTAAACTATGAAAGTTAAACTAATATCATATTCACAACCAACAGAAGAAGTTACTGAATCTGGCATCGAAGATGCACAAGATTTAGTTGCATTCTGTGCAAGAGTATCAAATCCTTCCAATCAGTATAATACCGAAACCAGTGACAAATTGATTAGGTATCTTATTAAACATGCCCACTGGAGTCCATTAGAGATGATTAGTGCGTGTTTAGAGATTGAGACTACCCGTGACATTGCTAGACAAATATTGCGTCATCGTAGCTTCAGTTTTCAAGAATTTAGTCAACGATACGCGGATCCAACAAAAGATATGAATTTTGTAATTCGCGAAGCTAGGTTTCAAGATTTGAAAAATAGACAAAATTCAATTGTCTTAGATGTTACCAATCCAGAACATCGTGAATTAGCACGTATCTGGGAAGAAAAACAACAAGAAGTAATCAATACTGCTAAATCAGCGTATACATGGGCAGTTAGTAATGGTATTGCAAAAGAACAAGCTAGATCAGTTCTCCCAGAAGGTAATACCGAAAGTCGCATGTATATCAATGGCACATTGCGTTCTTGGATTCATTTTATTCAAGTTAGAACAGATGAATCAACACAAAAAGAACACCGTGAAATTGCACTAGAATGTGCAAAAGCCATTACCAAAATATTTCCAATGGCTGATGAGTTTGTTTATAAAGAACCAGAACCGATTAAACGATCCTGGTTTTCAAAACTTTTTAAACTATTTAAGTAATACAAAAATGCCGGGATTATCCCGGCATTTTTTAGTATTTGATATAAACAATACCAGCTGTTCCAGCATTACTACCTGCTGTACTCGTCCACCCAGAAGGTACTAGTGATTGTCCATTTGCACCAGAATATGCGCCGTAATCATCATTAGTAGTTGGACCTCCGGCGCCGCCATATTGGTAGCCGCCGCCGCCGCCACCGCCGCCGCCGCCATCAGCCCCTCCTTTGTCACCACCTGATGCGCCGGTCGTAGTGCTAGAAGTACCAGTAATTTGTCCATATCCATGCGAATTTCGGCCAGCGCCTCCTCCTCCTCCGCCGCCTCCAGCAACTGCTATTATATTTCCATTAACTAATACAAATGATGCGCCACCACCACCACCACCACTACCAGATGTACCATGTGTTCCAGAAGAACCACCTCTACCACCAGAAAAGCTTGTAGAACTGCCTATACTAGCACCTGCAACGCCACCAGCAGTTTCAGTCCCTGTTCCACCGTTTCCGCCTAATCCGCCAATACCGGCTGTAATCACTTGTCCAGGTGTTACAGTTAAATACCCGGACACATAATCACCTGCAAATCCTGCATGTCCTGAATAATCACCATCCCCAGATCCAGATCCACCTGACCCACCAGTAATTTGTACAAGAATTGTAGTTACACCAGCTGGTACAGTAAATGTATGACTACCATATGTGGTCCAATTATATATAGTTTCAGGAATCTGTGTAATAGCCATCCATCCATGATACTGAACTAATCCAGCACGAGCCCTATCTGCAATTGCGGCAGGTGGGTATATGGCTTGTGTACCGGCATAACTAATAGAATATCCACGATGATCAATATTATACCAGACATTATATCCACCAGGACCATCCCCATCATAATTACCACCAGAATTAGCAATACCAGATGTCCCTTGGCGAACAACACCACCTGTGTTAGATGCATCAATGGTCGCACTACCAGGACCGCCAACAGTTTGTCCGCTTGCCATTGGGCCTTGGTCACATATAAATACACGGGTACCATTATAGGTAAATGAGGTAGGAGTGCCAGGTGTACCATAGCCACTGTTAGTCCATTGAACCCCAAAACCACCACCATCTCCTATAACGATTGATGTTGAGGTACCTGGTACTACTTGGTATGCTACACCATCTACACCACCACCAGACCCACCAGGTACTGCCCATGTCCCATAACCGCTATCATGCCATCCATAACTACCACCACCACCACCAACTGCAGATATAACCAATCTAGATACACTAGAAGGCACGGTCCATGCAAATGTTCCAGGAGTTGAATAATAGCTTGTAGCAACCGCACCCAATGTAACAGCAACAGATTCAGCAACAGTAGTCCCATTATTCTTCAATTTTACCGTAAATACCTGCGATGCTCTGGCGTCAGTCCCAGTATTTTTAGATGTTAAACTGAATGATCCAGTACCATTTGTCAACGTAATTGGGCCACCACTTAAAATATTTTCTTCAAATTCATCTGCAGTCATACCACTTGTTTCTATTGCCCATGTAATAGATGATTCAACTGGTAGTTGTTTTGATGCTATACTGAACATCACAACATTTCCTGGGGCAATTGATAATGCTGATGGTGAAATATAATACTGTGATATTGGGGCACCGCCTATAAATGTATTATTGTTACCATAAGAACTATCTAATATCACAGCTGGTACTGAAACATTGTTTCCGGTTGGAGTTGTTTGATTAATCATACTTAATAAAGTACCATTAACATTTGTATCAGCATCAGAGCCATCCCCATCATTAAATGTAACAGTAGCAATTATTTGTGAATTATCAGAAGTTTTTCTAACCGAAATTTTATAACTATTTAATGAGTACGTTACTGGGTGTGCTTCAAATACTACCAAATCATTAGTTGTTAATGAACTCCATCCAAGATTATTAGAAGATCCAGACCATTTTGTAAATGTGTTTCCAAACTTAACAACACCAATGTCGGAAAGAAATGATTGCCATGCCAGGTTTTTAACAGTTGATGTTGCACCAACTATACTCGATGAAAAATCAATAGTGCCACCAGCATTAAAAAAATATCTTAAATTAGTGGTAGATCCTGGTGTTGCATTGTTACCTGTAATTGCAATTACATGGACCAACGCATTATTCCATTCCGAAGTGTAGGTTTTTGAAGTAATCGAATTTGCAGTAGTATTTGATTGTGACACAGATGTTGCAATCAATAACCGATCTGCAGTAATAATATTTGAAAAATTATCATATTGATTTCGGATAGCTTCAGTGATTGTTGTTCCAGTGGTCACTATCACTAAATTCCCACCATCTAACGCGGTAGTCGAGCCAACTGTAAATCCAGTTTGATGTTGTCTGGCTTTAACCATATCATTACGAAGTTCAACCCATTCCACATGTGATATCAAATCACCGGTAACCGGTGTGGTAGAAGTAACTTGCTGACCGTAGCCACTATCCCCAGAACCAGTTCCAAAAACTGCATCTACTTTATTTTTTATACTTGTATAATCACTTAGTTGGATTTTTTTCCCTTGTCCAGCTGCCATATTTTTTCCTTATAGAATAATCGCTTCAATTATTTTAACACCGGTGTCTACACTACTCTCAAGCGCAATTCCAAACATATTTTGTGTAGATTCTGAATATTGTGCTGCCCCATTAGGACCAGCAACCAATCGATCACCTTTGTTGATTTTTCCAATAACTTTTACGGGAACTCGGCCTTTTAACGCAATATATGTACCACCAACTAAATCCATATTCATCATAAATGCAGGATTGGTTGATACTACTCCAATGGCTCTAAAACCCATTTGACAAGCAGTAACTTCTTTATCACCACCTATCATCACAACTGTTCCAGCTTCATACGCTTGATCTGTTAGATATTTTTCAGCCAAGTCAGCATATCTTGCTTGAGTAGCTGTGCCATTAAATATATTTGCGGTTAAATTGCCTTCTGCATCTCTTGCTGCGATTGAATTAACTGTTGCAGCAGTATCTGCACCATGATAAGTGGCACCATTCCCTGTCCCAACCCGTAAGTTATCAGCTTTATCAGCAGTTGAATATACATATCCTGCATATATATTATTGTATTTAAAATCAGTTGATCCAATATTAGAAGTTAATGTTGCACCAGGTAAAATATCAGTAGCAACCAACTTCATTGGTGTTTTTAATCCATTTGACGTAGTATTAAATATAATAGTATCATTAAAAATATTTTCAATAGTTGGAATCATTGTATATGAACTAATAGTAGTACCATATGGAATTGATAGTTTTGTATTTACTGTCCAAGATGTACCAGACCCACTAACAATGTATGTACCAGTTGGAATACCAACACCCCATAAAAACTGACCAATTGCCACACCGGTACTGGCAGCAAGTGTTAATGTTTTATCAGCAATACCACCAGTTGTTGTCCATATCGCAGTATCAGTTGTCATGGGCTTGTTATATACATGCAACTTTGCGGTTGGTAACCCAACATTAAACCCAGTATCAGCAAATATTGCACTATTACCACTTTGCTGTACAAATATACTAGCATCAACCCCACCTAAGCTATCACTGTTAGTAGCAGTTCCCCAGAATCTGTGTATAGTACTGGTTTTCCCTGGATGGACAGGATCATGCGTATTACATAATGTTACACCTGGATGAATGTAATCAAACCCAGATATTGGATTTAATGTTGGTTCTAATTGGAATTGTTGCAAATCTGCACTAATTGTAAATACTGTTGTCCCATTTACAATCGCCTCGATAATATCATGTGATCCACCATCTACATCATATACATTTACGAATTCAAAGCTAGTACCAAGAACATCTTTCTGTGGTGGGCCAACAAGTACATAGCCGGGGGTACCGGACGTACTTCCAGTTAATGAATATACATATAATTGCTTGTTTGCTCTATCATACCAAAAATCACCTTCAGTAAGATATGATGGTCTTTCTGATGATATATCCGCACCATTTGTTACACGCCACTGTAAATTATTATCATAAAACTTTAATTTGTTACTGGCACTATCAAACCATAATTGACCAGTGATCGGTCTAGTTGGTGAGTTTGTGTTTGAAAAATTTTCTAATAAATAAAGGAAATTTTCATTTTGAATGGTTCCGTACCCAGCATAATTTTTCCCAACTAATGATAATTCAGTTGTGTTATCAATTGTTCCATCAGATACTGTTGTTAATTGTGTACCATTATATGTATTAATGATATATGTCATTTATTATTCCTTATAAAATACCAGTAAAAATTATATAGTTGAATCCAGATGCTGGGCTTGATATATTTGGTAATGAAAAATTTGCAGCATCAATGATATAACTTGGCCCCAATACAGCAAATAAATCCGGGTATTGTGATCGCAATCGTGCAGATCCATTGCATATTAAATATCCAGTTGGAAGTGTCAATGATGGATATAACATAATACTACCAACAACTACTGTAGAAACATTACTTAAAAATGTTTGTTTTGATACACTATATAAATTACTAGATCCAAATACCAATACTTCTGGGAATTGTTGAGTACCAACTGATCCAGTTTGTGAAATATTAAGAGTCCATCTGGTATCATCATTCTGAACCGCACTTTCAATATAAGTCCCTGGGGTAATTCCCTCCCCAGAGATAGTCATACCAACTTCGATTGTGCCATAAGTTACACTAGCAATAGTTAATAAGGTGCCTGTTATATACCCATTTGCTTCAGCTGCATATTCCCTATATACTAAAAATTTATCAGTTGCATCAGAATCTAATAATTCCTCTTTACCAGTAATTATTGTTTGATTAGCAGTAGTATTAAACACCAAACTATTTTGAGCAGATGACCCGTTATATGATATTGGCGCAGCACTTTCGATATCGCCAATAATACTAAATTGTGATGTAGTTGCTAAATAACCCGCCGATCCAGATACACTACCAGCCACATTTCCTGTTACATTTCCTGTTACATTACCAATAACATTACCAACGAAATTTTGAACATATAAGTTTCTAAACTGATATTGGCTTGAACCGATATCATATACACCAGAATTTCCTGGTAATATAATTGATCCAGATATAGGTGATCCAACAGAATCTAATTTACTTACACGTACAATACCATTGGAAATGGTTAAATCATTACCAATTATTGCACTTAATCCAACTTTTATACCACCAGCAGTATTAATACTTGGAGTGGTGGCTGATGCATTATTTCCACCTGTGATAGTTAATCCAACTGCAGTAGTTATTCCATTTACATGCAATGTTGAAATAGGTTGATTTGTACCAATTCCTACCAATTTATCTGGATGGAAGAAAGCTACTGTATTTAAGTTATCACTTAAATCTTTTAATCGTATTTCTAATGTATTGTTTCCTATATTAGATGAGATTAAGTAGTTTGATGCATGAATTGAATCATTACCAATATTTAAATTATAATCATTACCAATATTTAATTTATTAACACTGAATTCCAATCCAGGTTTTATGATATTATTCTGATCATTTCGTAAAAAATGTGTATTATCAACCCCACCTAATTTATCACTGTCAGTTGCTGTCCCCCAAAATCTATAACTTAACCCATTGAAATCAGGTCTAGTTTGTCCAGGGTATAACGCATCATCAGAATTAATCAGTGTAATACCTTGTTGAATAGTTTTAAATCCAGATATAGCTTTTTTTGGAACAAATTTTTGTGAACTTATAACTGCTACTCTATTATTTTCAGAATATAATGAAATTACGTTATGACTAGAATTTGATGAATCGTAGATTGTTTCAACAATTTGTCCAGACAATGCACCTTGACTATATTGTGGTCCAACTAGCGTCCAATTAGTTCCAGATCCAGAGTAAATATATAATTGCTGATTGATTGTATCTACCCATAAATCACCAGTACTAGCAGAAGATGGTTTACTAATCGCTTTCTTAACGGCACCGGCAGCACCCCAGTTATTAGGTGTACCATCTAAATTTACCATTAATTGGCTATTAACATTATCAAACCATAATTGACCTTGAATTGGGTTCGATGGTGGGTTTGAATTAGCAAAGCTTTCCATCAAATGTAAAAAATTATTTGCAATATGTGAGCTATACCCTGCATAATTCTTACCAACAAATGTTAAACTTGTTTGAGTATTGATCGTTTTGTCTATAACAGTTATAGGTTGTTTTGTTGGATTTGATGATTCTGTATATGAAACTATATATGACATCTATTAAACTCCAGATAATGATTGAATTCGAACTGTATAATCAATTTGAACTAATCTATTCAATGATTTTTGCACTGGATGAAAAATTACATGGGTTAATAACATATTACTACCATATGGGTCATAACTACGTAGTCCCAATTCATCAAATACATATGCACTTTCCCCATTTGTGGTAGTATCATATGCCGCCTGATTGGTAGGCTCACCATAATCCAATAAACATGATACTAAAATATCTGTATAATTATTACCAGTATTATGTATTACCTCAATTCTATTTCTACTTGGGTCTAAGTTCCCACTTACAGTATCATTAACAATTTTTGAATATGTTTTATTATATAAATTTGCATTGGATCCTGAGCTATTTGGTGTTAAATAAGTAATAATACCAGTAGGATCAACTACTGTACCACCATTTCCAAATGCCATTTCATATATAAACTGTTGTCCTTTATTGGCAACACTATTTGCTAATGCAATACTTATATTTTCATAATGAATTGCATTACGTTTGTTAACGAATATCTCTTGAGTTGTTGGATCAAATATCTTAATATGGCCTTCAACATGTATTCCTGTTTTTTCTTTACTCTGCATGGTAATCTCTCTATATCCTATATTTATCAATTAATATTATCTACTAATTTAATCCATATCTTAGTTTTTTTGGTCTAGGGTAAACTACACCTGTAGATGGTCTAAATTTATAATTTGTTTTTGGAAATATAATATTAATGGTGTATCTCTCCAAATTGTGATATAAATATTTATTTGGGCCATTTTGTAAATCATATAAATCAGAAGTACCCCCAGAGGTAGACGTTAGTTGTCCAGTTTTAGCATAAGATGTAATATAATTCTTTGCAGCAGCTTGCGCCATATTTGGATATATTTCTAGTGCACATGCTAATACGCCACACACTTGTGGTGATGCCATTGATGTCCCAGATATTTTTCCTTTATAATATGATGAATTTCTAGGATCAGTGGATGCCGCATATGTCCCATTATCATTAAAAGAACTCATTATATATTTACCTGGAGCATACAGGGATATTGCAGGACCTGTATTACTAAATGATGCTTTTCGTTCAGTATAAATTGTATCTATTGCACCAACTCCAATTACTCCAGGAACAGACCCTGGTGTTGAACCACGATGTGTGTACCACAAATATGATGTACCACCATATGTTGCGTTAAAAGTATTATCATAATCTGGTCCAGAGGATACATCTATTAAAAATGAATCATTACCAGCCGCTGCAACTATTATAATACCATCGTTAATTGCCTGTTGTATGTCAGATGCCATTGAAGTACTATAATATGGCACTGCCGCAATTGCTGATGTATTATATATACCAGCATTTGTTAACTCAGTTACAGTTAATGCAGTTGAATAATCACCAACACTAATTCCACGCTTTATTGCATGTGTAATAGAACCCGTACCAAGTGATGACGATGGAAATGTTACAGTAGTTCCATAACTACAATTACAAATTGTTGGATTTTTCACCCCAGTTAACGGATTTATTGCCTTATTTCTATGAAACGCCCTAATGTAATCCCATAATATTAATGCATCCATTGTGTTTGAATTTGGAGACACTCCGAATGGACTAATATTATATATATTAGCATCTCTAGCCCATCCATTTGTATTACCGGCAACCGTTCCTGCAACATGACACCCATGATTGTTTTCTGGACCGGTATATGGGGTGTATACATATTGCCCAGATAACGCTGTAGTAGCATCATTATCTATTGATGATGCTATCGAATTTAATGAATGCCAATCAAATTGATTAACTCTACTCCCACCAGTACCATCTGAATTAACACTAAATTCTGGGTGTTCAGGATTGATATGACCATCAATTATAATAACATCAACATGTCTCCCACTTGTTGTTGTTGAAATAGTTTCCGTTAGTGTTGAAGTGCCATTACTTCCCCAATTCGCAGTTTGGTCACCTTTTACACATCTAGATAGCCCCCAATTATAATAAGAACTACTATTAGATGATGACTTGTCAAATGCTTCAACTGGTGTGGTCCAGTTTGGTGTAATCGTAGATAATACCAAACTCGCTAATTCAATATTGGTTATTCTAGGATCTAATAACAACTTTTGTACTTCGTCATAAGTTAATAAATAATGTGTATTTTTACTTAATGGTCTTCTTTTATATACTGAAACTTCCCTATCCGGGACATTCTCAGTCCCACCAATGGTCTCCATATCTATATAAAATTGGTCCAACTCTGACTCATCATTTAGTGTAATAATATATTCAGAATAATCACTCATACTATTGCTCCAATGGTAATAATGTCAAAGTGATAGTAAATGTACCAGCAGATGAATTGGTATTTGTTATTGCTAACAAAATATTTGTCGATGCTGGTGATTCATTACTAAATCCAATTACACCGGGTGCTATAGGCACGGTGGTATTAGCAGTTGTAACTACTTCCGCAATAATACCGGTCGTTGTTGGATCTACAGAAATAAGTCTAGCAGCATCTGCAGTTCGGGATGCGGCATCTGTATAGATCCTTACCCATGCGCCACCAATACTCGATGCGGTTTGAACACTGTACAATACATATCCGTTATACCCAGTTATTGTTAGATTTGCAGTTGCGCCAGCCGCAATTAATGTTGTTGTTGCACTAGCCTGTGTTCTAGCTGGTTTATTCGTTAATGAAGTATAGTTGCCACTAAATCCAGAAATAACTCCATTATTAATTGTAATACTTGTACCATCTATCTTAACTCCACCTAATACCGATGCAGTAGCAGTTGGTAATGTATATGCAGCAGCACTGCTAATTATTCCATTATTAATTGTAATACTTGTACCATCTATCTTAACTCCACCTAATGCCGTTGTAGTCGCAGTTGGTAATGTATATGCAGCAGTACTACTAATTACTCCATTATTAATTGTAATACTTGTACCATCAACTTTAACTCCACCTAATGCCGTTGTAGTCGCAGTTGGTAATGTATATGATGGTATCGAATTAACTGCCGTGTATAAATCAGTAAAGTTGCTATTAATTTTTATAGCACCTTGTCGCAATGTATCACCAGTTCCATCATTTGCGATGGAACCAGTTGATAATATGAGTTGTTGCGTTGTCGTCCATGTTGTCATAGTTTATTCCTTAATTATAAAGTCCATTGTAACCCAGTTTTCTTGACTATAGTAATCTTCGTACCAGCTGGTACAGGTCTTGTTAATCGTATTTTTTTCGAAGTTCCATCAACTGAAAAATCAGCATCAAACTGTACATCACCAGCTGGACTATATGGCGAAATATTCAAATTAAATACTATATACGGATGTTTTTTTAATCTTATATGTGCTGAAAAAAACTCCCAGTTATTATAATCAGTTAAGAAATCTTCACTAGTATGAGAAGAGATACATCTATATGTATATATTCCATAACTTATTATATCACCGATATTATAGGTTGTTGTTATTGACCAGCTTGTAACTTCATAATGCACAAATACATCAATTTCATCACATTGACCATAATTATTCGGTATCACACTTGTAAATTCTTCAGGTAAATCCCACTCAGTAACTGCTTTTGATGGGATAAATGTCACATCAACCATATTAGAAAATGAGCTCATGGTAACATGTTCAGTAACATTATTATCACGATATGAAATAATAGTACTTGGTCCAATATTTTGAACTTCTGTCCCAGATTCATATAGGTTTACTGCACCAGTTCCCATTGTTCCACGTCTTATTTGACTCAACGTGTTGTCATGAATTTTAAAGTACTCAATTCGTTCACCATTAATATCAATCACACCTGGTTTATTTTTCTTTATGTCAGGTATATCAAAATTATCTGTGTTCTTTAAATATATCACATCATCAGTTATGTAAAAATCCTGAGTCAATTCAGTTCGTTGATCATAATTCAAATTTTTATATTGGAATCTGTTCAACATATCTTTAAACTGCATATATGAAACCCGTGTAGTTTTATTACTATTATAGGTAATAATATCAAATACATCTTCTGTCGTAGGTTCAAATAATAATGTTAAACTAATTTTATCAGGGTTTATTATAAAATCAACACCTGGTGTTAATAATTTTCCAGTTTTTACAACCCATATATAATCCTCATTTATAATTTCATTTGGAAGCTGGATAATACCACCCAACACTTCTAAATTATAATAATATTGTGAAGAATCTTGTACAGGTATAATATCTGGTGTAGCATCAATCTCTATCCTTGATACACCCAAAATTGTATTATTATAAGAACTAAATATAACCACAATATTGTTAGGTCCAATTACAGTATCAAATATGATCCCAGCGGGTGATCCACCAAATGCTGGAATATAAGTGTATTCAGAACTCAATAATATGCGTTGATCTATTCTAACAATCATATTGATTTCATTCGGTGATGCATCACCAACGATACTAGTTAATATATATGCTTGTGTTTTAGGTCTATTATCACCAACAACTTTCTGTGATGTTGTTATAGTAAATGTTCTTTCAGCATTACTAGCAAGAATATAATGAACAATCGCATTAGGTGGTATAGGATTAGAAAATATAAACTTCAAAACACCATCAACATTTTCAATATGATTTGATAAGAATTCACCATGAAAATATGCATATGCAGTTACACTAATAGAAGAATTCCACATTGTTTTGGTTGCAAATATTGTTTGACCACCATTCCCAACAAAAAATCCAGTATCTAATATATCAGATCCATTTACACCAATACTGAAAATAGTTACAATGAAGCCTTCATCAGGTGCCGTTGTAAATGTAATAGTATTGTCATCATAGTTAACAATATAATCAACACCAATTTCTTGGTAAACAATCTCTGAAAGTAATTCATCATCTTCATTTCTAAAAAATGATTCAACCGTAACGATTAATGATTGGTTACTATTCATTCGTTGGCCAATATCAAATATAGTATCTTCACCATTTGCAACATGCTTTTCAACTTTAATATTGCCTGAAACAACTGATTGACTATCATATACCTTAATAGAGACTGCATCTACCAATTGACCAGGAACTATTTCCTCTGGAGCATAACTAGTATTTTCTGTTACAAGCCCATCCCCATCAACATTGACATCACTTGGTGAAATTCCTGTTGCTGAGGTATATGCCAAATTCCCACCATCATAAGAGGTGTCATAATCTTCCTCATATGGTTTAATTGAGCCATCACTTGTAATTTTTCTTAAAATGATTACATCGCCTTCATTAATACTAACATTTATAGGTATATTAATACTAACATACCCATTAATACCAACTGTGACCTCATCGTTAGATTCCGATTCAACCAACGCTGTTTTCATTACGGCATTAATATTTGTTTGAAAATGTTCTGGTCCAGTAGCGCCAGGCATAATTCCATAGTATTGATCATCAATTCTAGTACCATTTAAATATACAGTAATTAACGTACCAATTTCTGGGACATATGGCAAATCTATTGAATGTTCATTAGCACCAACATTTACTGCATGATCATCATAAGTTGTATCATAATTATCCCATCTATCAGATGCATATGGTGTGCTATCCCATCCTTTATTGTATTCAAAATTCATACCATCAACGATTACACCACCATAGTCAACACCAGTCATTAATTGTGATAAATCTTTACCCAAATCGGTAGAAGATGGATTATAAAAATGTTGAATTCTGTCAGCCGCATTTAATGTTGAAACATCTTTACTATATGTAATTTCTATAATAGACCCAATTACAGGTATTGTATCAAATGTTATTGAGCCAGTTACTTTACTGAAGTAAATATTATATTCAGGATTTATTGGTTCATGTACTATAGCTAATGTGTATACACCTCTAGAAATTTCAACACCGTTTATAGTTACTAATGCTTTTCCAATCTTAATATCTGGTGCCCATGATAATCCATAAGTACTGTTTACACCATCCGCTTCAAAACTTTCAGTTTCTTCTAATTTATTAATACTATAATCATTAGTAATTCTATCGAATTTTAAACCAATTGTATTAGTTCTGATATTACTGTCACCTATGATTGCTACAGCTCGTGCAGCATCACCATTACTGGCATTACTAATTCTCACCACAGGTGCAGCTAAATAACCAGACCCACTAGTAACAAGAACTATACTATCTACTTTTCCATTATTAATAGTGGTGTATGCAGTAGCACCAGATCCAGAATCACTTATAATTTCAACCGTTGGCGCAGTTAAATACCCGTATCCAGAATATGTCAACGTTAATTTGGTAACTTTAAATCCAACATGATCCAACCAGCTTTTCCATGGATATTCATTAATCGCAGTATCATATGCAACAATTTCACCATTTTCAACAGTTGCATCAATCACTGTAGTTCCGCCATAATTATATAATGATGGTAAATCAAAATCCGTAGTTCCAAATTTACCGATATCATTATTATTGTAAGAACTTACATATTCTCTAATTTTCGTTCTATATGGTTTCACTTCAGCAACATATGATTCAAAATCTGCTAAATTATCATTTTTATATGTAATAGGTTGATCCAACATACCAACATTATGAGTTGCTTTTACAAAACTTGTTTTAAAAATCCAATCTATATATGTTTGTTCACTAAATGCATATCTTATACTATTGAAAAATAAATTTAGATATTCAACTTTTAAATCATTGATGAATATTGATTCCTTAATGGCTGTCAATATGTTACGCAATTCAGTTGTTACATTTATATCATAACCAGTGGTATCATATAAGGCACCATCATACGCAGTTTGATTATATAATGATGTTTTTAATTGAATAGTACCGTTTTCAATGCCAATTATTGTATATTCCTGTGTCCAATCAATAGTACCAACAGTTGAATTACGTTTTAATAATACCCATTCACCAACATTATTATACTTAACTTTAACAATATCATTTACTTTTGGTGAAATCGATGTTAAATCTGAAAAATTTAGAACTTCGTATTCAATTGCAGTAAATTCATTATAGCCTGGCTCATACCAATTAACTTTATCCCAATAATTAGGAGTATTATAAGATTGTGTTAATGATCTAACCCACCCAGGTACGGATGCATATGATCTAATCGTAGTCATTGTAACTGTTTGTACATTATTCACAGTCCAAGTCGTACCATTTCCACTCACTATAAATGTACCTGGAATTACACCTGTTCCATATAAATATTGTCCGGTTTCTATGATACCAGTAATCGATCCGTCAATAGTATCAATAGTCAACGTAGTCCCATTAATATTAGCAATGCTTGCAACAAATGAATTTCTTTTTGGTTGATATGAATATATCGCCCATGTATCATTTGATTGGGTATCACTATTAATCAATATAGCAAAATCTCTAACACGTATAACAGTATCATCTGAATAACCTTCACCACTATTAATAATTGAACAACTTATAATTTGTCCTTTTGAATTAATAATTGGAACTATATTTGCATTAATACCGCTGCCTAATACAGTAATAACAGGGGCTGTAATATACCCTAACCCAGAATTTATTATTTTAACATCAGTAATTTTACCATCATTTATTATAGGTAATAAGACAGGCTGTTTAACAGAACTAACGTTAATAAATTGTAATTCAGAATCTGTGTCAATTGCTTTATCGTATAATCTTGATGACTCCAATGGTGCCGAATCATATTTCTCCAATAATGATAAATCACGAGTTGATGAAGATATTTGATTTTTTATTAGAACTAAATTTGCTTGTTCAATATATTGTTTTAATGCTTCAAATCTATTTACAAACATAGATTGACGTGGGCGATTCTCGATACCATATCGTAATTTCGGTGATACAGTATTATCAGGCACCAGGCGGCCAGCCGTGTCACTTCCACATAAGCTATCAAACCATTTCTGTTCAACATTGTAAGGTATTGTTGTTAATGGATCATTACTGATAAGTTTCCATTCAGAATGTATTTTTTGATCAATATCGCCAATTGTCCAATATTGTAATGATAAAACAACATCTTTATTTTGTAATAAATATTTACAATTAGCTACATTAAATGAATTCATACCAGTTAACGATACAAATTTATATCCTTCACTTACTGGATTTGCAATCATGTTTGCAACACTTGCACTAGAAATATATCTTCCAGATACTGATGGAACTGTTACTTTATTTTTAACCCAATAGTAATATGTATATTTTAAACTTTTACTGATATTATCAAAATAAGTTTTAACACTATATACACTATCAGAGTATAATGATTTCCCACTAATACCCATTGATAACCCACTATCAGTGTCTGATTGTGCATCCCACGCAGATGGTTTTAATGATGTTTCAACCCATTCATAAATATCAACAGATGCCAATGGTGCAAGTTTATACCAATTAGTTGATCTGTATACATCATCAACATCATTACATTCAATAAATTTAGAAGTACTTAAATCCCACCATATTTTACCAACTTGTTTTGTCGTCCATGCAGCAGTAGTATCTACATTAACAGAAGATGTCCCAACAGAATAAATTGCTGGATCATAAAATGTCTTGTAACTAATCTCTTCGTCAGCTGGCCCTGCAATTTTACCTTGTAATGGATCTAATACATCCAAACTAGCTAAAAGCATATTGGTTTTTTTATTATATACAAATGCTTTTTTTATTTTACTAATATTTGGGACAGTAACCTCGGTATTCAACTTGGACCAGCTGTACGCATTAGCTTGTTTATTGTATTCAACAACCAATCCAATATTTTGCAATTGATTATCATATGAAGGCGTTCCAATTAACACAGTTCCATCACCAACTGAAAACCCAACATTTGCAGTATTTTCAATATTAGTAATTAATGATATGGTTTCACTAAAAATCCATTTAGTCGCATATCTATCATAGATATCAATTCTACCAGAAGGTGAATTTGAATATTTGCTATGTACAACTATTGTATTATCACCCATGAACGATATGTTTGTACCAAATTTTTCGTTAGATTCTGGGACAGTATTTAATATTTGTTGGTATTCTGAATACATTGTACCAAATTTATAAACAGTAACAGTCCCCTCATTTGGATATTGCACTGTTTCCAGTGGATCAGATATTGCAATATATGTTCCGGTATCATTAACTGAAATACCAGTACCAAACGCCGATGTACTACCAGTCAATGTTTGTAAAAATTCAAAATCTTTATAAATATGCACTTTGCCAACTGCAGAAATCAATAGTGTAGAGTTATCTGTACTGACATTTACATTTGTTCCATATAAATCACCGGAAACCTGGCCATTATAATTAGTTGTTAAATCATACTGCCAGTAATTTACAACAAAATTAATTGTACCAGATGGTTGAACATCGGGTGCAGCACTTAGTGTTACAGTTTTTGTTACAGTATTAACACTTATTACTTGTTGATTACTATAGAATCCGGTCCCAACCACATACATACCAAACCCGATTTTAGCAACCGAAGATAATTTTATAATATTACCATAGCTACCAGCAGGATTATATTCAGCACTTGTAACTATACTTTGATTGTATGAAACTTTATAAACTTTCCCAGTATCATTATCTGAACCTGGTGCCCCAATATATAATGCATAAGAGCTCGCATCATTGTCAAATGATAAACTATATCCAAATTTTTCATTTGATGCAGGGAATGGGCTAACAAATGTAGATACTTCAAAGTAATTGTCTGTATCATCCTTTTCATAAATCGTAACAACACCTTGGTTTGTATAAATTGAATCAAGCCCTTTAATTGTAGTATGATTTAAATCATAGATTTCTCGTGTTATTGCATTGTTTAATCCAGTAGTATTATCAAATGAAACAGCAGCCGAATCAAATGTATTAACACTATTATCAAATCGCATATCTGTATAGTAAATTACAGATGCATTACTTGCATTTGGGGAACCAACCGCAAGCCATTTCCCATCACCTGACATTGCAATAACTTCACCAAATATATTATTTGGATTGATTCCATTATTAGAAATATATGGGGTTGTTAATACTTGCTTTTGTCTTCTAATAGAAGAATCGTTAGAGCTGTATGTATATATTTCTCCAAGTGCAGTTGATATGGCTACTAATTTTCCAGAATCCCAAGACGCAATAGATCTACCATAATTCATTTCAGATGTAATATATGGTTGGACTATCATTCTCCCAGTATACACTGGATTATATCGCCATACTGCCCAGTTACCGGTTCCATCATTGTCTGTCCATAGTTTTTCACCAGATAAAATGTTATTTTGCAAAATAGTATTTGCATTATCAATATTAGTAATACGTTGATTAGTAAATTTAAAAATTTCAATAGATGATTGATGGGTAAACGGATTTTCAATTGTTAACCCTGTTTTTATAATTACTATAGTATGTGTTGTTGTTGAATTTATTTTATAAAAACCATTAAATCCAATAACACCAGTAATACCAATATAATCACCTGTACCTAATGTGACTATGGAAGATGTTGTAATTGTTAAAACACCATCATTAGCTGTATATGTAACATTAGTTATAACTAAATTTGATGGGGTATATCTATACACATTCCAAGAGCGTTGTTCAAATGTACACCACACATAACTACCTTCAGAAAAGTTAGATATGTCTTGATCGATAATCTGATCTATAGATTTCAAAGTAACTAATACATCAGACTCTCTAACATATCCAGCCGATCTTAAAAATGGTTTTTTAGAAGTAACAACCGGAAATGGGTTTGAATTATATCCAATTGGTTTTAAATACAAATCCGTTGGAAGTTGTTGTATAATATAGTCTGATAACGATAAATCAATATTTGGTACTAATTTATATCCTTGAGGATTATTAACGTGGGTTTGTTCATCTAATAAGATTTCCACCTCATCAAATGCACTACTAGCACCATATTGACCTACACGCAATGCCCATTCTTCGTAAAATGTCAGACTTTCTGCATTTTCTGTATTAAATACACCAAATAAATGGTCAAATACATTTTGAGTACCTTTATCACGAATCATGCCTTGATAGAACTTAAATTCACTAACATTATCTTGAATAATATTGTCTAAATATTGACGTTTCTGATACCCAATCAAATGTTGTGCCATTGTTTGCTGTGAATTATCAAAACTATCAACTTCTAATGTATAAAATTCATTAAATTGTGTAGCGATTGTTGTCAAGTTTGGTAAAATTTGCTGAACTGGTTTCTTTGATAATTTAACCCAGTTGCTTGGCATAAAATTTTCGGATCCAGCCATGCATATATCTGCACTATAATAATACGATTGATACCTTACCACATCCCCAATAACATAATCTTTCCATGGTGTCCAATTTGATACACTAGCATCATCAAATATAAAGCCAGGAATATCAAATCCACCATACCAGTCACTACTCACATATGCAGATACTTTAATTCTATCTTGTTTATATCCACTAGTTGGATCATAAATTAAATCATTAAACATTGTTGTATTGTTGATAATAACAACATGTTCTTTTTGTATCAAGTAAAAGCTAGCATTGTAAATACCATCATCATTGGTTGGTGCATAACTAACAAAATTTTCATCTCTGTTTGATTTTAAATATAATGGTGATATTGGTTGCCCGTCTACTCTAAACATTTCATAATCATTGTATGGATTAGATATATCGTCAATAATATTGATAGTTGTAGAAAATGTTATTTTATTCGCAGATGGACTTAAGGATATAACTGAACTCCCAACCGTACTTAATCCATCCATTTTTAAATAATATTCGGTTTGAAATGTAGAATTAGCTGGAATATTTCTAAGAGCCTTATAGTAATCACCAAAATATCTAACAATAGTACCATATTGAACAGCGGTGTTAGGTACCCATTCTGACCATTTATCCTGTCCGGTTGACCAATTTTGTGTTGTCCAAAATAAAAATTCCTTAGCACTGGTTTCCCAATTACATACTTGTGCTAAATTAGAATTAAAATCATCAAATATGAAACCTTGATCTTTTAAGTACTCACCATAGCCAAGTAAAAAGTCAACTACTTCTTGAATAGTACTAAACACTGAATTGTATGGCAATGTGATTGGTGTTTGTCTATTCCAGGCTTTTCTAAAATATACAGTTCTTCCACCAACAATTGGTAATGATGCTAATTGTTGATATTTTGAATTATCGAATACAGAATCACGGTTAATAAACACAGTGGCTCTATAAAACACGTTACCTAATTTAACTATTTGCCCGTGTGGGTATGATTCACCACTTTTCCATGAAACATATGATTCTGAAATTCCACCAATTGTTATAATTGACCCTTTTTGTGACCAATTATAATAGTTGAAATATGGCTGTGTTTTACTGTATCCGTTTACAGAATATCCATTCGCGAGTTTTGATACAATAACTCCACTATATGTTATTTTACTCGTAGGAGTAGACGTATTTAATATAATTTTATAATCATCTGACGGTACAAATACCCCACCAGCAGTTAATGGTGATTTTGAATCTAATATTAATTTAAATTGTTGTTTGCTTGTGAATGCACCAACTCTATAACATAAATTATAATTCAAATTAAAAATATCATATAGATACTGATTATATTTTGTTAAATCTTCACTTACTAAATAATTAATAATATAGTTTATTATCCCAGATGTCTGGACACGTGAATTACTAGAATAGATACTTGGTAATTTTAAATCAGATGCTGTTATATGCACCCCAGATTCTGTGTAAATTAGCTGCCCATTGAGATTTCTTTTTATTCTTGATCTATCAAATAATACACCAATAACACTTGATGGTTTCATTAATATAGTTGTTAAAAGTAAACTAAATGGGAAGTGTGAACTACGTCTCCATGCATTTTCTACCGGTGCAATATCACCAAAAACAAAATCACCTTGTATATTTTGTGATAAAAATCCTGAAACAATTCCAGAATCAAATGGACTTACTAAATTTCCACCATCATCTACAGGAATATGTGATAATAAAAATGGTTTTAAGTAATCTACCAATACAATTGGATCTTTACCAGGTTCTTTTAATAGGCCATTACTGATATCTTCCCACATTATGTGATTATCACTGGTATATGGAGCAGGTCCATACACAGTATCCCACCACGATGGCTTATCAGTAATTCCCATGATTTCCCATGGACATATATTTGGTCTATCAGTATCCAAAATCCATTTGTATACTCCTCTCCAATATCCAGGTGCAGTTGACCCGTTTGGTGATGATAACCCACTATAATTAAATGTGAATGGATTATTTTGATCAAATGTAACTGCTGAAAAATTAACATCAATTAATGACAACCATTTATAAAAACTTGATGATAATATTTTGTTAAACTCAGTCATACTATAATCATTTTTAACATTATACCTAGATATAATGTCATTAATATTGAAAATATTAGGATCGTATGATATTTTAGTATTATTGTATATTCTTTTTTCTAACTCTATTAGTAAATCATCACGATAATCACCATATGCAAGTGTTAAACTACCATCGTGTCCCTGTATCATTGATACTGGTGTTATTAAAGTTGTATCAACATATATATTAGGATCATATAATGGAAAAATCCCTAATTTAGAAGGGGTTTCTGGTACAAAACATCCATCAGTATTCTCATATTCATAAATTGTTATTTCATCACCAGGTGCAATAGTCGCAGAAATATCAACGAACCCTTGATCATCAAACATATAATCATGGCCATACAATAGTTGAACACCATTTAAATATATTCCAACTGCTCTGTTAGATAATGCATCTAAAGTAAATGGTACATTCAATGGATATTGTGTTTGAATATAATCTAAAACTATATAAGTTGTTTTAACACTAGCACCAAATGGGATCATATCACTAAAATAATACGGAGACGTTTTAGGAACATTTCTAGTTAACTCTTGCATGATCAAATCTACATGATTTTTTACGTCAGTATCAATACCAAGAGTTTCTGCTACTTTAATAAAATTTCGTTTAAACTTATTATAGTCTTCACGAGCTTGTTCAATTGCTCTAACAATATTAACCTGATCATTTGTAATATGATACAATGATAGACAAGATGGTCCGCTATGACGGACAAACTTTGTTCCATATTGTGATATATTACCCAAATCTCTTAAATTACTAGATCCAGGAAAAATTCCATTGAATCCTGGTAAATTGTCAACCATTGATGTTACATGGTCTAGTACTTCACCAAGTGAAAAATTAGAAATAGTTTCATTTAATGGATTATTTTGCAAATTATTTGGTATTTCATAATATCCATTTGAATTTATTGGTTGTGAAGCAAATGTTCTTATTGTCAATACGTCAGTTAATGATATTGGGGTTGTCAATACTATTCGTTTATATTTTGGAGAATTTTCAACCACCCATTGTGTGACTAAGCCAATATCTTTTTGTAATCTAATACCATTAATGTAAATCTTTACTTCTAAATCATCTAATAAAGATATATCATCAAAAATATCAATATCAAAATTATTTACTTTACCAGAGTTTTTATATATTCTAATACCAGCTTGGGTAATTAGCGATGTATTTGTGACCCACCCATTGGAATAGACAGGAGAACCAACATAATCAGATGTAATTAAGTACCCAGTTCCTACATTTTTATCAACAAATGACAAAGTTGAACTATCTCTATAACTAAACATATCAGAAATAAAGTTAAAGTTGAATACAATATCACCAATATTGTTTATACTTTTATAAGTTATTGGGAAATTTAAAATAGGGTCATCAATTCCAGTTGTATTGACTTTATACGTAAATACCTGTGATCCTTTAAAATTAGAACCACTATACACAGAAGTGTCACTGAAACTAATACCATTTTCGTCAACTACATCAAACACCGGCTGTTGATTCTGCTTTATTTTTTGCTGCCCAAGGACCCAATTAGATCCATTAAACCAAAATTGCTTATTAATCATAGACCCATTTGTAACACGAACTACGTCATTGATCGATGGTACTCGTATTTTATGCAAATGTATTAAGGAATCGATTATTTCAACTTTATAAATTGCATTGGCAACACTTGAATCCAAATCTGCTGTGAAAATGATATATTGACCATCAGATACTGCTATTTTATCTACAGTATACCCGGTTGATCCTTCAATATCAGAAAAAACATCATTTGTAAAATCATCAACTAAATCAACATCTATTATGCCGGTAGTTCCAAAATTAAAAAGTTTTAAATTAGCAGAAAACTCAATAATTGGTCTATTAGCACGAGCACTTTGATTTAATGTGACTACTATTTTATTTAATTTTGCACTTGTAATTAATACATCTTTATGAACCCATCTATTTGATCTACTCCACGCATTTTTATCAGTACTATCACGATTTATTGTAATATAATCAGGAGTTGGCGCTATAACATCCAATAAAGAGCTGTCTACTAGTTTAATTGCATTACCAACACCCTCAACATAAAATGTACCAGAAGCATATTGGGTTGGTACCACTTTACCACTAAATGAAACCAACATTCCATTGCTTAATGGTGTACCATTTGTTAATGTATATGTCTTTTTGCCTAAAATATCTGATTCAATATCAATTTCAGTGTTATCATCGATTGAAGATATAATAAAAATACCACCGGTATCTAAAGAGGTTTCACTTTGATAAAATAATTGATTAGGTGCATTAAGTGGAACAGTAAATGTAATGGTCCCGTTTTCAACTGCATGTCCAGTAACTCCTTCTGTATATCGATACTGACCACCAACTGATCTTTCAGTAACAATACTGAATGGATTCCCAACTGAATTTATTTCAAATACATAGGTTTGGCCTCTATATAAGCGAAGTTGTGGATTAGTAGTAACACCATTTGGCGTGAATACATATTCAGTTGTATTACCATAAGTTGTTGTTTTTACAGAAAACGTACTTATAGAGTTACTTTGTTGTCCATGAATATTAATTACAGATGGAATTTCCCAATAATAGTTTTGATAATTTACTAACTTGTCCCAATCAATATTAGGATTCCAGCTATACATTTCTTCTTTATTCAATCTGGCATGATTTGATACATCACCACCAAAAACCTTAATTTTATTGATATAATCTTGATAATCTTTAAAATAAATGTTATTACCTTCTTCATCATTTATTGTGATAGAAGGTTCTAATTGATAATTCTGTCTATTACTATCCGGTGCTTGAATAAAAACATCTGCACCGGTTGTAGCTTTTGCATTTTGACGGCCAATATATCCATTCAATTTTGAAACAGTACCACGTTGAGTCAATTGCTCAACAGTTGCTTGCAAAAATTTTGAATTTGCATCTGTTCTAAAATATCTTGGTAAAAAAGTTGCAGATATATTAGTAGATGCGTTTGGATTAACTCTATCGGTCATTATAAACTCCCATATGGTGAACTAGTCACGGATTGTTGTGATGTGCTTGCTGTTGCAGATATACTGCTGCCTGATTTAATATTACTTGATGTAATACCTGATATAATTTCAATATCATCAACTGTTGCGCCATTTATAAATAATTGGTCTGTATTTGCAGTTATTTCAAATAAACTTCCAAAATTTAAATCCGATTTGTTCGGAACGATAACAAAACTAACAATGTCTGGTGCTAATTGCGAAATTACATATGTTGACAACTCAGTAAAATAAAAAGTATCACCAAAATTCCAATTTTGTATAGAAAAAAATTGGTTAATTGCAGTTATTACTCGGGATTTTACATCATTATCAGTAACTACTTGCTCAGGATTTTTGATAACTTTAAATGTTGCTTGTAGTTCTGGAATTGCTGTTCTACCAAACAATACCGTATATGATACTGGATGATATATAATTTCATCAGAAACCGTTTTAATTAAATTTAAACTTGGTGATAATGTATTATACAGCTCGTCAGAACTTGGTGGTAATGGCTTAGTTGTTATTGTTCCGTTAATCCATTGTCTAAATGTAATATCATAATCATTTGTTAATACAAAAATATCAATAATATTACTTACACCTGGATCTATTCTAGAATCATAGTCAGCAGCATGTGTATATTTAAACTTTATGTTGTCTCGCCCAATGTATACCTTATAATCAAGTGATGTAACCAATCCATATGGTAATACCAATTTTTTAACCACACCAGTATCTATAAAATAAAAGTATTGACCATTTGCATATGCAGATAATGAATCAACTGCTGATTGGCTAGCAAGAATAATAACTTTATTGTCAGAATTACTTACATATCTATAATCTTCTTGGCCATTTGTAATTAAGTATTTTTGTTGAAATATATACTTATTATTTGATGTAGAAGGCGGTACTAATTTTTGAAATAGATCTGGGTCGTATACTGTAGAATTATTGTTATCAACAAATGCTACAACAACTTTTTTTGTATCAATATAACCATCTTGACCTATATAACTTGAAGAAATTTTCCAAGTTATATCATTTGTATATGATGGTGATCCCAATTGTGTAAATGAGATTGGTCCATTAACAGCAGCAGAATTTACAATACTAAGTGTTATAGTAATATATCCATTGGTTAATTGTTCAACCTTATTTACGATTGCACCCTGGCCAATTCCAACACCGGTTACTAACATCCCAACTGTTATGCCCAATGCATTGGTTACTGTTAAAGTTGGTTTACCAATTAACCCGATGGCATTAACGGTAGTCGCAGATGTATTCACATTGATACTTAATACAGTAATCAAATCATTAACAATCGTTGCCGTTTCACTGTTATAAATCTTATTATTTCCATCAAAATAAAATCGAATAGCCTTATCACTTTCAAATATGTATCGAGTTTCTCTACTGACAATTGTATATGAGCCATTATTTGGTATGAAATTCAACAACCAACTTGCATCTCTATGATTATTAGTTAAATCTCCTTGAAATTCTAAACTAAAAGAGCTAATAGAATTCAAATTAGAATTATAAACAATCTGCCATGCGCTAGTGGTAACATCATAACGTAATCCAAATGGTTGGTTTGAAAATACAAGATCAATAATATTTGATATTGTGGTTTTTTCATCAATGGATGAAGACCATTTAGGAATAATCTTACTTATCACTGATAATGATGGCACAATTGTGTTGAATTGATATACTCCATTATTAACACTGATTACTTCTGCCCATAAATAATATGATGATCCAGGCAATACGGCAGTGCCTTCTACAAGACTGTTGTAATTATTTGTGTCAAAGTAGTACCCATATGGAGCTATAAACTTAACCATTGCACCAACTTTGATATAAATTAAATCAAACGCAGCGTTTGATGAAACTGTTAATGTTCCATACGAAGTTGTAATATCAGTCTCGGTTTGCACAAACGTTGCAGAAAATCCATCAGTAACTGCATCTCGTATGAATTTTGAATAGTAAAAATTTCGCAAATTATCATAAGAAAGGATATCAAAAACAGTATTATAAATTACATATTCAACATCAGTTTTTGAAATATATGAAAAATTAATAGAATTTGAATAAACCTCATTATAAATGACACCATCATCAGAATATAATACAGTAGAACTATACTTGCTAGATGGATCCACTAAATCAAAATACCTACTAATACCACTTGAAGTTCTATTAATCGCTTTTACTTTTAATACTTGCTGAGATGCACTCAATGGACTAATATTGTAGTCCTCACCAGTAATCATTCTATTTTGCGTATAGTATGTTTGTGGTGCATTTGTTTTAATACTTTCGTTAGATTCAGCTGGTGTTGAATTGGTCACAGAAGATGTCAATGACAACGAAATACTTAACGTATGATTTTGCCCGGTCGCAGAAATATATGGCAATTCAATAGATACATTTCTTATATCTTGTGGATTAATTACATAAGATATTCCATTACTAACTCGGTAATATACCCTGAATGTACCTTGTGGAAGATTTCCAAAAGTACCATCAGCAAAAGTTAAACTGATTGCGTCACTTGCTCGCGTAACTACTCCATAGATATTTCTAATATTATTATTAACACTATTATAAACAATATTAGTACCAGTTAAGCTAGGAACTTTTGTCCAAGCATTTGATTCTAATCCATTAACATCCAATCCATATAACCAAACATCATTATTGTTAATATTTTGAGATGTTATATCAATCGATTCATTAGTACTTGGTTGAGTAATAGCAAACGTACCGGTATTCAGTGAACCTTGTGTAAAATTAAAGAAAAACCCAGAGTTTGCACTCCCGGCTCCTTGACCATCATCCCTGTATATACATGCAATACTATTACCAAGCTTTGGTGCTTCTTCATATATGAAATTTTGGCCTTTAAAAGCGGTACTGGTGATTTCAAAATTCATTGACATTCCAGATACTACTTTTGTAAACCCATATACAGGAACATCATTATTGGCTGCATTAAATCGATATTGACTGGTAGGAATACCATATATTGTCGCACTATCCGTTGGATTTCCAAACTGTTGCGATACGGGTAATGCTGCATTTAATACTTTAATAAATTGATCATTCCAATTAGAATTAGATGGATCATTCCATGATATAACTTGATTTGCTAAATTACGGCCATTACTATCTATTACTGTCTCGGTTGTTGATATTGTTGTAAATTTTAACAACCCTTGTGCAGCAATGTTACGTTTGGCATTATAACTTATTACTCTGGCTAACCGTAATATACTATCACGTCTTTCAGCCAATTCTAAGAAGTTTTCACGTGCATTTAAATCAACTCTGAATGCAATGTTTTGTCCTAAAAATGCAATAAGATCAATCAATGCCAAATATTCAGAACTCTCAATATAATCATTGAAGTCTTCTGGATAATTTTGACGTATATAATTAACCATTGTGCGTCTAATATTCTCAAAATCATAGCTTTGAAAATCCGCATTGCGAAAAGATTGGTATACCTTTGTCCAATCCTCTGCTACTAAAAGTCTATTTTCTCTATCTGTTGCACTCATGTTATGTCCTAATAACAGTATTTATCGTAATGTATAAACTACATACTTTATTGCAATAATAACCCATTTGTTTGATCAAATTGTAGTTGCAATTTTTGTGATATATTGTATGGTAAGTATGTTAATATACACTCAATCTGAATACCAGATTCATATTGTGTAACAATAACATCTTTCGCAGTTATTCGTGGATCATAGTTAATAATTTCATTAACATTTTGTATAATCAATCCTCTAACCTGATCTGTTAACGGTTCAAACAGTAAATCCCAAATTATTGTTCCAAATGTAGGATTCATTAACAATTCACCTTGTCTAATGTTGAAATGGTTTAATAAATCTTGTTTTATTAAATTAAAATCATATAACTTATAGTTCTCAGTATCAGGGCTAACAGTACTAAATCCTCTATACATCTGCGAACTAATTGGCTGGTTTTTTGAAGGAACCGTAACTTTTTGATATATTGAACTCATGTATGTTATCCTGTAATTTTATTAAATGTATCAGTTGTTGTACTATAATTTTTCCATGCAGCAGCGGGTTCTTTCATAGATTCAGTTGGATGTGTTAACTGATTGTCAACATTTCTGTCAGTCTTATCTGACGAATATTTTAATGGATCTAAATTTTCATGCTGTGGGTATGGTTCATGTGTTGGAACTCTACGCATTATAGATTCAAATGTCGATCCATCGGCTGATGGTAAAATATGTGTCAATAATGGTGATGCAATCTCGGCAATTGCGGCGATTGGCCCATTCATATGGACTTTTGCAGCAGTTACCAGCTGGTTTCCACCAGAATTAATCTCAGTTGTAGTTCCAGCAGTAAATTTATTACTCCCAGTTGTATTAACATCCATTTTACCAAGCGTAGTAATTTTTCCATTTTGTCCAATAACAATATCTGTATTTTTTGCAGACTCAGCATGAATATTATTACCTGCCTTTACATTAACATTTCTTCCTGCTTCTAAATTTATATCTCTACCGGCATGAAAATTAAAATCCTTTGAGGTGTGTATACTAATGCTATCTTCTGCAAATATATCTATTTTTCCGTTACTGGTTAGTTCTATCCAAGTAGATCCGCTTGCATTACCAATGTAAATCAAATCTTCACTATTATGTAATAAAATTTGATGACCAGTCCGAGTTCGGATTCTAATCAATTCATTATGAGGTATATCAACATTTCCACCGGTTTCCCCCTGTTCTATCGCAGCATATGATGGACCACCTGTTCCGGCTGGTGTTTTTCTTAAAAATTTATCATCCCCATCATCCATTACAAAAGTAGACCCACCTATATGGCTAACTGGTGCGTTCGTGATTCTGGAATCAGATTTACCAACTGCTCCAGTTTTTGCAGTTGGCTTTTTATCAAATGGGCCTGGTGTGCTGATACCAAAAACCATACTAGGTGTTTCACGTCTGGCGCTGCTTGTTGTTATCCCTCTGGTATCATCCAAAAGTAACCCCTGAGATGCTAACGCATCAACTAATGGGTGTTGTGGTTTTTTAAATTGAGTTGAATCACCGTCTCTATTATTTTCTAACTTGTTGTATTCTGCCACTGGTACGCGGCCAGGTCTTCCAGCTGCATCAGCGGTTGCCGAATCTACTGAATTCTGGGTTGCTGCAATACCGGGAATCATAAAATTCATACCTTCATCAGGTACACATCCAATCCAGTAACCTCTTCCAGGATCATCATTAACAAATATAACTACAACTAATGTCCCAACATCAGGTGGCACAAACCACATCCCGTAACTTTTTTGAGTATTGTTATAATCATTCTGATTTGTTACATAATCAAATCCAGTTACTCCATAAAATGGACTCATATATTTTACTTGTTGTACCTGTGCAGCAGATGTATCATTACCAGAACCTGGTCGTAATAACTGTACTTCCAATGATCCCATATATGATGTATCCAGATGGCTAATTACTTTTGCTAAACATGGGCCTGTTGGCAATTCTGATTTTATACCGCTATTCTTATCTTCTGCCATTAAAATTTCCCTGATCCAAATTGTGGTGTAATCATATCCGCACCTGTATTTTTTACTAATGTGTTCATCTTTGATGATCCCATACTATATTCTGTATCTACCGATAATCCTTTGTCGGTTACTGGCTGCAATGAGGCAGTTAACAATTCTTTTGCTTTTGGTTCATCTTGATTATTCTGACCTCTCAGTCTGTTAGCAGTTAACGTTTGTTTAAAAAGGCCACCTTTAAACTCACTTCTAATGTTTGTCAATCTATATAACCCACTAAATCTCTGGCACAATTTATTATTCTTAAGATTATACATCCCTGTTGATGAGTTTATATCAGTAGGAGTTCTAAAATTTATAACAATATGAACTTCTCCATTTTGATAGTGCATACTACCATCTTTCGTAATATTCATTTTATCTTCTTTATCCGTAAAATTACCAGTACCACTATTAGAAATATAATACGGATCACCTATAATGTCGCATGTTATATTCATCATATCCATTGAATTAATTACCGCGTCATGAAATATTTTTGCAGCTCGTGTAGCTGCAATATCACCACTTGTTCCACCAATATTATCATTGGATGTCTTGGTATTATCATATTTTGTAGATGATGCATCAATAGAATCATCATCACCAGATGGTGGAGAAACTGATGAAGTACCATTTTGTGATGATGGTTTATCAGCTACTTTAGAGGCTTGTTGTGATGACACAACATCGCCGTTATAAATGTAATTATCGGTGGCCATTGATGTATAAAATGCATTATGCATAGTAAATTCAAATCTTATTAAATCTACGTTTTTACCAGTGTAAATATAATTGTATTCCTTAACTGCTTGCTTAGTTAATTCCTCAATTCCAGGTGCTGGAGCATTCGGTGCCATAGTTTTACTAGCATGTACATAATATGGTATTACTCTATATACAATTAATTTTGGAACTTGACCAGTTATTTTTAAATTTTCATCTGTTACAATGTGGTACGCTTGTGTATCAATTCTCCACCACTGATACATCCCTTCGGGGGTTAATTTTTCAAATTTTAAAACATCATTTGGAATGTTGCTTTTTATCATTACTTGATTGATTGCATTAATAATGTCAGAATCTTGGGCAAATTTAAAATCAACTGATCCAGGTTTAGCAGCAACTTTTGATCTATTATGTGATTTAGTTTTTGGATTCCATACATCATTGTCTAATGCAAATGGTGCATCCCCACTCCTATCTTTATTGTAATTCATCGTTGCTTTACCTAATGCATTACAAGTACCATCGTTCTGCACAATACTCGATACAGTTGAATTTGATGATATCTTTACATCAACTCGTTTTACACCAAGTGTTTTAAATATTTCGTCATTATTTGCCGAGGTTGGATTTTTTGTTGCACCATCTTTGGTTTCAGTATTACCTGGTTTAGTTACCGATGATCCAGCACCACTGGATGAAATATTAGTTGGAAACATTATTAATATTTCATCTGGAACTTTTACTATTTTTTTATCTTTTAATTGTTTTAATCTGGCATTGACAACTTGTTGTAGACTTTTTGGGCCGCTTTGTAACATCTCTTGGACAGTACTACCTGAAACAGTAGTATCGGTTTTAAGCTTTTTATATTCATCATTTAATGCTTTACCAGCAGTAGTGTATCCTTGAATAGTATATACACTTCCTGCTTCAGTTACTTTCATGTTGCATGTATTGAAATGAAATGTAATAAATTTAGTAGTATTTGGTATTTTAACCATCTGACCATTTTCAGTATTACCTCTAAATTCAATTGATAACAAATAGGGAGCTTCGTTCCAATTTTTATACTTTTGATTATATGCAGCTACCTGCACTGCTTGCATAAACATTCCCATACTATATGGTTCTATTACTGTAAATTCAAGCGTGGTATTTGTTGTATTGCCATGATCATTTGAAAATGACGCATAACCATCAATTACTAAATCATCGATGAAAAAATCAAATTTACCACCATCTAAAGTAATTCTATCGTTTGGTTGCATACTTGCAGATTTACATATTAATGGTGGCATTTTTCCAGCAATATACGATTTATCTGGATGATTATATCCATTTGCATCTAAACAACTCAAACTAATAATATATGAATATGATGCATATTTGTGTAAAGGATTTGCGATTGGCAACTTTGTATCAGACTTTCCAGATTTTCCGGTTGGACTTGAAAAAATCTTACCTATTCCATCAGTAACTGATGAAATTGCACCAGATATTGCTGAAACTGGTGATATGTTATCTAATACATGCGTTACACTTGGTATATTTGTTGCTCCCATATTATAACCCCAATACTGATATTAAACTGCTGCTTTTTGGAAGATATATTTGTTTTCCTGGAATAAAATCAAATATTGGATCTTCCAATACATCTAAATTTCGTTGAATAAATACCCACCATAATGTAGAATCACCGTAAACGTCAAACGCTAATAAGTCTGGTCTATAAGTGTATTGTGGTTCAATTGTATACAAATAATCATCTACCTCTGCACTAACTGGCCTAATTGCCAATATATCCAAATAATTTTGATTAACTGGGGTTGTGTACCATGGACTAGTACTAGAATATTTTGCTGCCATTATATATACCCCACTGAACTATTCATGTATCCGCCTGTAACAAATTTATCGAGACTAAACTTACGCACACTATCTCTACTGTATATTGGTTGTAATGTAACTTCGATTGAACTTTTAGTTGGAACATGAGCTGTACCACTATCGGTGCCACCAACACCAAATGTACCGAGTACACCAGATACTTGCCCAACCGTACCAGCAACACTACTCAATGCACCAGTAATTCCCGATAATCCATTAACTGCACCACCGATGGTGTCAAACAATCCACCCATTTGATCAGATATTGCAGATATTTCACTTGCCATACTACCAGCTACATGGCACCCAATATAATCACTACTAGCATCTAATTGAACAGACATTTTTGTAACTACAACTGGTACATTTTTAAATACATAATGTCCATATCCATTAAGATGTACGATTGGTGGTGGATTTCCTGCTTTTGGATCGCTGCCGGTGAACATTTTGGTTAATGATCTTAAATAATGAACCATAGCTATCCAATATAACCCTTGTGTGGAATCCTCAACATACATAGGTGCTTGAATTTGGATTGTTCCAGGATCACTATTTTGATAATATTGGAACATATAATTGTTATGCACTACTGATTGCGTACCGTACCTTGCACCACTCGCTATTGTAATTTGGGGTGTGTACGGGAATATCAACCCACCAGCTTGTTTCAGTGGTGCCATAACTGGACTAGATTTAAAGCTGGACCAATTCGCCAAGCTTAATCGCACTCGCCAATCATCAGCATTTTCATCGCCTCCGAATGATGCAACTGCTCCTAAAATATCACCCACCGCTTCTGCTCCAGCAGGAATGTTGATACTTCGGATCGCACTCATCACCCCACCAGAATCATAAGCAGATGATAATGCTGATCCAAGATTTCCAACGGTGTCAACTAAGCCAGCCGCTGATGTAATCGCGTTTTGTGCTGTACTAATAGTGGATGATAAGTCCCCACCAAGATCAAATAAACTCATTGTTTTTTCCTTTTTTATACAGTATTTAGTTGACAAAATTATGTTCGTATGTTATAATACATAAACTTATAAGGATATAAAATGAAAGAAACACCAAAAAATTATCTCAATAACAAGGATTTGTTATTAGAAATTCACCGATCAAAATCCTCATACTGTAGCTTTACAGACCCCTCATATCATCAATATGACATCATTTTGTATGATTTGGAAAAGATTAACATCAGATCAGTTGCTACTGCCAAACGCAATAGAGCTAAACGATTAAGTGAAATCGAATTTGCAAAAAGAAAGGCAGCAGGTGAAAAAGTTAAACAAGCTGATTGTGAAATCAACTATAAAAAAATCCAAAAAACAGATTTAGTGTTCAGGATTATGACATATGAGCATATACCACTGAATAATATCCGTAAAAAAAATCCAAAAACAGAAGCGGATAAAAGAGAAAAAGTAAACTTTAAACCGTTTCAACATTGGGTTTTTAACGATAATGACGAACTTGTTTGTGTTGGAAAAAGCCATTGGAAAGGCGATTTATTAACAGGGCATTTTGATAAAAATGCTGGAAAAATGACTGAAAGATTAGCAAGAATGTTGCTAATGATGTGTGAACGGTATGGCACTAGAAGTAATGTTAGGGGTTATTCATACAACGATGAAATGCGTGGTCAAGCTATTCTACAATTGGTTAGTATTGGTCTTCAATTTGATGAATCAAAATCTGATAATCCGTTTGCATACCTAACATCATGTGTAATTAACAGTTTTGTTAGAATTATAAACATTGAAAAAAAACATAGAGAAATCAGGGATGATATCTTAGAAATGAATGGATTAAACCCATCATTCACACGCACGAACTCAGGCGATTACGAGTCTGGGGAACGAAGAAATAACGAAGATTACGATTAAAATATAATACTTTGACCCAATATGCATAAATAGTTATTTACACATAGGATTAAAATATGTTTATATATAAAATAACAATACTACCGATTAATAAAGTGTATATTGGGTTAGATACTAAACCTGAATATAAGAAAAATAGATGGAAAGAACATTGTCGTGAATCAATTAAAAACCCACGTGGAAAATTACACGAAAATATGAATTTATATGGCATAGATAATTGCCAGTATGAAGTTATACAAAATGGATTTAATTCGTTAGGTGAATTAGCACTTGCCGAAATAAATTTTATTAAACAGTTTAACTCGTTTGCCGATGGTTTGAATTCCTCATTAGGTGGTGATGGTCTTGGAAAACATGCGTTTATAGATATGTCTGATGAAGAAATATCTGCGATTAGGGATAGATTAGGTCAGCATTTTGCATTATATAATACCAATAGAGG